TTCGCATATATTATTTACGGTAACAGTTGCCAATAAAGTTGCATCATCCGTATCGTAAACCTGTATAGTGCTGCTATCAGCAGGTATAGTAATGTATTGTATTTTTTGATTTGAGTTACCGTTATCTGTTATTTGTGTATCTACGCCATCTATTGTTACCTTACCAACCCCTTCTGCAAATATTGGTAGTTTACCTGCAGTAGCTTCAGGTAAGTAGATTGTGGTGTTGCTCATTAATAGGTTGTCTGATAATTGTGGGTTAATACCATCTTCAAAATAGCCATAACCATCCATAGCTAAGTAATGGTTTGTTACAGGACTACCACTTGTAAATTCTTCACCATCAGCATCATATAACCTCGTAATAGCAGTTACCCATTTTGTACGACTTAGGTAATCATTGTTAAAGGTTACATCTATATAATCACGTACCAATTCGCTAATTTCAAACAGTACGTTATCTTGGCTTGATATTCTTGTCTTTGAGAGTTCATATCTTAGGTCAGTAGTAGCATAACTACCTGACGTACCATCGTAGATATACAATTCTAACTCTGCTCTATCTAATACAGGCATAATTAATTGCTATTAAATTCTATAAAAAAAGGACTTCTTGCGTATATTCTCATCTTAACTTAATGTATCTGTTGTACAACCCTGAACTAAATCGAAATAAGTTACATCTCCTGAAACTGTTGGAAACCCAAAGGTGTTTGTGTTAAATGGGTAAACACATATATCTACACTTGTACTTGGTGGTATAGTATATGTTATGGTTTGTTGTCCATCACAAGCTATGTAATTAAGCAATCCGTTTTCTGTTGAACTGTTGTTTGTTACTCTATATGTTTTACAATGTGCAGGTGTAACTGTTGCAGGTTGCGTTACTTGTACCGTACATCCTATCTCATCACTTGAATCAGTAGGTGGTCTAAATTTAGAAGAATCGTATGTTACATAAACCACCACGTTTCTTACTGTATCTGTTGTAACTGTTCCAAAACTACTTGGCTCTACACTATGGAATGTGCCTACACTTGCAGTTGGGTTTGTTATAGTACCGTTTGCTGCTACTGCAAGACCTGATATTACAGTATCTTCACAAGTAAATCTATTTAGCACCGCAGGTGCAGCAGGTTCTTCGTGTTCTATAAAAAAAGGGCTTCTTGCTTTAATCATTTTTTAATCCTATAAAATCGTCTATGTCTAATGCAAACTTTTCTATTAATTTTTCAGGTATTTTCATAAAAGCGTTCTCGAATGGTTTAGTAAAAAAGAAAGATGCTCTTAACCCTTTTTCGTAAATACTTTTTGCTAATAAAAACCTTAAACTTTTTCTCCCAACAAATCTTCCTTTTTCATCCCTTACGCCTTTTATGGATTTTTTAACCATCCACTTATCCAATGTCTGTGGAGGTATGCTTTTAAATCTACCTGAATACTTATAAGGACTATCTTTGCTTTTACTGTATGTTGATTTACTTCCCTTTACCCCTAAGTCTTGAAAAGTACCGTAGTCTGCCATAAAGAATTGAACATTAAATCCATCTTTACCTACTGTTAGTTTATAATCTAAACTGTTTTCCAATTCTCCACTTGTTGAACCTGTAATAAACTTATTATTACGATTCCTTCTTAGGTTACCCTTTGACTGTTTTATAACAGTATTTGCAAATGCCTCTAAGGCTTTTTTAGTTTGTTCAAAGGTCATTAGCAAACAGTCATATCATTAATTACTACTACGTCAAAGGTTGCAGTCCATCCTGCTAACTTATTCTCAAACCTATCTACAAATGGCTCACAAGTTACGTCAGCTTCTACTTGGTATTTATCTGTGTAGCTATCGCCTCTTTGTAAGTCATTTATTACTCTTGTAAGAAGTGCAAGTTGTGTGTTTAGTACATCCTGCTCGTTGTCGTTTCCTACAAATACATCTGTAACCTCATCGTTAGATATATCTACTAAGTCCATAGCAAGTATAGAAATACTAAAAGTTGTAGTCTTTGTGCCTACTACTGCATTGTTTACTATGACATGAGAAAGTGGAAATATACTTTGCTTATCTAAATCTACATCGTCTATACTACCAAATGTAACTGTGTTTACAAATGGCTCTGCATTTAACAATGTCTTAATCTTATCTGTTACGCTATAAAAACCTTTCATCGTTTTTTAATCATTGATTTCTCTAATTCTAATTTCTCTTTTTCAAATGCTAAATACATTAGTGATTTGTGAACATTTAGTTTTGTAACCTTGTCAAATTTGGTAACATCCCCCTTAGCCAATCCATAGATTGATTGATACCAACCCCACTTTCTTCCAAAATTTGTCGTTGCTGAGAAGTCAGATTGTCCCTCATTTCCTTCGCTAAATATTTCAGGGTAATTTGCAACAATTCCTCGCTTAAACTCCAAAAAAAAACAAGGCAACCCATAACAACGTCTAAAGGCATATGTTTAAAAACACTTGCATCTTCTTCTCCTGTGTATTCCTTTATTTGGTATCTATGGTCTTTCTTTAGATCAATAGGTCTATATAAGACTGCCATAGCCTTATGCATTGTTTCCCAATCAGAAATGTTATTGTCAAGGTCTATGTACTCGCCTAATGTAATATCGTCTAACTTAGGTATCATACCATATTCTACACCTTTCATTTTAAAGGTAGGTATTAGTTCTGTCTTTGTGTTAAAGATATTATTAAGGTCGTTTACTATTTGTGTAACGTAGTTAAATTTGATTCTTGCTATGTCTTTTAGGTCAAGCCTACAAAATATCTCTACCATCTTATGTAGTAGAAAATTAGTGTTTTGGTTTTCCTCTGTGTTTAGCTTTGCAAACTTCTGATACTGCTCTAACGTTATGTCAGATAATTCGTCAGGTATGTATATATCAACTTTCATATTATAACAATAAAATTTTGTGAATTATGTATAAAAAGAAAGGGGGTAAAAACCCCCTAACTCTAATTAACCAAACAAAATGAAAAAAAATCTATACCTCAATATACTTATTTTTTTTAAAACACCAAACCTTATCTTTTATAAATTTATGTTTATACATAAAATATATATCTACATATAGTTCTTCCATTCTCTTACTATAAGCCTCTTGTCCTTTTTTATTCTGCTTATATTCTACATCGCCTAACTTGTATTCGTTACGCATTTGTAGTTCTAATCTTACTTTTGTGTTGTTCTCAAAAGGCACAGGATAAAACCTATAGCCATTATCCCAACACCTTTGTTTCATTTGCCAATCTTCTATCCTCGCCATATAAGAAAAGCTATTTTTACAAATGCAAATGTACCAATGTAAAAGCTACCAAATAAGATAGTAGTGCTTACTAATGCTTTCTTAATGTGTTTTCTGTTCTCTTTAGAACAAATCTCTTTTTTAATAATTATAAAATCTTTCATTGTAAATTGTTTTATGATTCAAAGATATAAACATTTTATTAATAAACAAAATATTCTCCCCTGTGGGAATTATCTATTGTATCTGTTAGTATGTATCTACAAGCATCTATGCAGTCAGGGTGTTCTCCTGTTGGTTTAGGTAAGGTATTACCATCTTTGTCTTTTGCCCATACATAGCCTTGTAGTTCTCTTTTTAGATTCCTGCTTTTGCTTGTTACATATATTTCGTTTTGGTTTATTAGGTTAATTCCAAAGTTTACACTATCCCTGCCTTTAGTACAAGGGTAGATGTTATGACCATCACGTCTAAGCGTTTCTATGGACTTAGGCTCTGCTTGGTCAGCTATTATATTCTCTTTTATGTTATTGTGCCTTAGAAACAAGCTAACATCCCTTAAAACGGTATTAGACTTATAAAACACCTCATCAAATATGTAGGCTTCATTGTATTTGTAAAGTGCTATAATTGTAGTAGGGTCTGTATATCCAAAGTCCATACCATATCCTAATAGTCTTGCATCTTGTGGTATTGTGTCTATCTCTTTCCAATCAGGAATACATACACCGTCATAAGACCCAACTTCCCCATCTAAAAAAACCCTGCACCAATTTTTCCAATAGGTAGATGTCTTTGCTTTATCTCTTGCTTTTAGTAGTTCTTTTACGATGCTTTGCGGTAAGCTATCGTTATCTTTGTATGTAAGTGTTACAAAGTCTGTGTCAGGTTGTCCTATTAGTTCCTTATCTACCCAAAATAATCCTGTTGGGTTGTAGTCTAACCATATAATATCGTTTGTTCTTATTGCAAGTTCTTGGTATGCATCAAAGCCACTTATAGTATTTGCCTCATTCACAAACAAAACATCTCTACGACTACCTCTGAGTTTGCTGCTATCGTCTGTACTAAAAAAGTCAAAGTAGCTACCATTAGTAAAAGTGTATCGCATTAATGATTTATTGTGCTGAATTTCTTTATATCTATTTAAACCTTTTAAGATACTAATAAAATCCTTGTATCCACCACGCCTAAGAGCAGGTACAGTTCCTGTAACAACAGATATTACCATGCTTTCATTTCGTATAGCATAGTCTATTAGTATAGTGAGTATAGATATTGTTTTAGAAGCTGAAGTGCCTCCGCGTACTATCCGTACTCGATTATTCAGTTTCCGTAATATGTTAAGTGCTTTTGTTTTTTTTACCTGCATACTAATCTACAAACAACGGAATGTCCTCGTTGATTGTAATGTCCTTAGTTTCTCTTGGCTTACCTGCATAGTAATTATAGAAAAGTTGTACGTATTTAAAATCCTGCTTTTCTAATCCTTTCATCAATGCCTCAAATGCCAATGGCTCTAATGGAGTAAGTTTTTCTATCAGTTGTACTTCTTCTGCTTTAGGTTTTCTACCTGCGTTCTTGTTACCTCCGTTAAACTTTCTTTTGTCCATAATCAAAAAAAATCATTAATGATTCTACTATAACAATAAAAAAAACTATTCTTTGTTAAAAAACAATGCTATTAGTAATGCTGCTACTGCAGTTAAATAAAACATTCCTATGTACTCCCACACATTAAACATTTATAAGTTTTAACAGGTTTCTGTGTTTGTTTTCTACATCTCTAAGTTTTATAAGAGTTTTAGCATACTTGTTTCTGTAGTATTCTTTATCTCGATACTTTCTTTCTCTGTTTAATTTACTTGCTATTATTTTATCTAACCTACTGTAAGTATCTATGTAAGATTTTTCAT